CCTGCGGTCTTCGTCGAAACGCGCGCCACCTTGACCTGAAGGGGCTGCTTCATGGACACGAAGTAAGCACTTGCCATGTGGAGGGGGATCTGCGCGTCTTCGCCGAAAAGCGCTCGCTCAAAACTGTTCGTCATTTAGAACTCCACTACCACGTAGTAGCCCTCGAGCCGTGCTTTACCACTACTGTCGATGTAGCGCGGCGTAGCCCCCGAAGGACCGTTGAACAAGGTACCGATCGCGTCCGTTGCGGAGCTGAACCCGAAGAAAGGATTCGCGGTTCCACTCTTACTCAGGGAAATCCCACCCCCCAATGCTTTCTGCAGGATGTGAATGTACTTGTCGCGCCAAAAGGTGGCGAGCGCCGGGAGTACAGCAGCGATCTGCTGAGAAATCTGCTGGAACGTCAGCCCCTGCTCCAAAACATCAGAGAACTGTACCGTGCCTGCGGGCAACGTAAAGATCAGGGTCGAACCGTTCAACCCGTAGATGCGCCCGTTTTGGGTAACAACCTCTTTACCGCCCGAAACCCCTCCCTGAAGGAAGAACTCCATGTCCTTTAGGTTGTCGAACTCATAGGTATGAAGAGACACGGGTGCTCCTTAGGTAATGCAAACTCTACCACTAGTAACTGAGGTACGAAGCGTTCACACTCCAGAGTTCTGAATGCAAACCGGTGTTCATGGGGCCGATAATCTGCCCGATGTTCAGCGAGACCTTAACCCGCTGCTTCATCTGCTCCGTCGTCCCTTTGAAGTACTGGAGCCAGTTCATGATGAGCGGCGTTTTATCGTTCACGCCTACGTTGATGCCGCCGTTTGAATAATTGATGTGGTTTCGCGTTTGAAGGAGCCCTACGGACTCAAGCAGCGAACACGTGGTCATGCGTGTGAGCAGCGCCTGTTGATGCCATTGAAGCAAATCTTCAAGGCTGAACGCTCCCAAAAAAGGGGGCGTCCCATTGAAATCCGAAAGGGCGTCCATCACTGCCCACGCAATGATGCGATCCGTGGACTCTTCCCCGGTCAGTAAACGATTGAGCTGAGGGTGATCCCGCGTAAAAAGCCGCACAGTCTGAACAAACGCCTGCATCGTTTGGCTCATCGCCTGAACGCCCTGCAGCTTTTCACCGTTGGCCATAGCGCTTACCCTCGTCGACGCCGTCGACTGCCCGCGCTCGTGTGCACTTCTTCTGACGCAACGGGTGTAGTTTCCGTCGTGCCTTCTTCAAAAATTTCCTCGACCGAAAGCTCCGCCGTATCCACGGCGACTTCCTGGGTAGAAGTAAGCCCTTCTTCCGTGGGTACTTCAGGTACCTCAGGAGGCACAACGTCCTCGAGGGTTGCGTCTTCTCGCAGAGCGTCTTCGGTAACCGCCGCGAGGGTTGTCAGATCCACCCGTTGGCTTCGGGCGTTGTACACGCGCACCAGTCCCTTGCGCTCCTTGTCTTGCACTTCATGAATGTGCTTTCGAAGAAAGTCGCCGGTTACCGGAGAGGGGCGGCCCCGAACAACACGGACCAGACCCCCCGCCAAGAAAAGGTTTTTGGTGCTGCTCTCAGGACCCAGCAGTGCCCGGCGCACAGAGCCGGTGTGAATCGACCGGGTGGTATTGAAAATGAAAAACACATCTTGCGGCATGATCGTAGCCTACCTTGAAACGCAAAAGAGGACACCGACGACCGGCGCCGGTGCCCTCTTAATCCGGGCCGACAGAACTACGCGAGTTCCCTCAGGTTAATTGGCGACGATCTGGGGGAATTTGAGCCCTTCGTTCACGCGGTTGTTGATGGCGCCAAGGCTATCCTCAGCCACCGGAATGAAGTTGTCGAGCAGCGTGTCCTCATCGTTGGCCGTAGCGTCCGCCGAGTAGAGCTCGATCTTGCCAACGCTGGCGATGTTGATGACCGCCATCGCGATGTCCTCCCATGCCTGGAAGGTGATCGTGTTGGCGACCTTGTCGATGTAGAACTTGGTCTGGTTAAGCACGTAGAACTTCCCGAAGAACTCGGGTTCCGCGAAGAAGTAGATGTTCCCACGGCGCAGGATGTCGGTCTTCACAGTCCGGATGTACGGGCGGCCCACGAGCAAATTGTACTTGTACCCGTCGACGGTGGTCTCCGACTGAATCCGATCGCCGGTGTCTTCCACGGTCCAGGACAGGACATCGTCGAAGTCAGTTTCGGTCAGAAGGAAGCGTGCGCACCGCAGGCGTCTTCCGTCGATGATCTTGAAGCCCTCCACGATGTCCTTGCGCTGAACCGGGCGGATTACCGCGTCGTTCGTATTGGCGGCGCGCGCAAGCTCCCCCTTACGAACCGAGAACTCGACCGGAGGCGCACTGCCTTGAAGAGCTGAAGCGTTCAACGACACGATCGTTCCACCGTTGGCTTCCTGCTGAAGCGCCTGAACCGCGGCTTCGATATGGATGACGAACTCGCGATCCTCGATCTCCTGGATGTCCTTCACCGAATTCTCCTCGATGATCTTGGTGATGGGCATCTCATACGCTAGTAGCTCTTGTTCGGTCTTCTGAAAGACCTCCGAGCTGATCGTGAAGAAAGCTACCTCGGCGCGCTCACCCCGGATAAACCGGGCCGTGGGCTGTCCCCGGAAGCTGATCGCCATGGCCCGGCTCTTGGGCTCGATGTCGACGATCTTGACCAGCGTGTCATGCCGCGTTGAACGCTGGCAGTCCGTACGCGTAACCTGCTCCGGGGGCACGATCTTGCGAACGAACGAAACCTCGCGAAGACGATCGCGAATGTAAGAGCCGCCAAACTGGGCGAGCTTTTCTTTGCCCCCGGGTTCGCCGAGGCGTGTGTTGAACAGATCGTTGACTTGCCGTGCCGATGCCATCTGATTCTCCTTTAGTTAAGTAGGCCGTTGTTCACCACACGGCTTAGAAGAGGTTGCCTCCGCGAAGACGCAGCCAACCGTTGTTGGCAGCGGGCAACTTGGTGACGTACCCAACGATGCGGTCGGTGTCGTTCGAACCGCCATGGCCCACGAGGCCGCTCAGGGTCCGTACCCCGTACACGCCACCCACCGAAATGCTGGCCACCTTGAGGGGTTGCAGCATGGCGGCGATGGGCGCGCCGTTTGCCCCCGAGACCTCGGCCGGATCGTAGATGCGCGTCTCGAACTCCCAGGCGTTGAGCCATAGAAGGGGCATCTTGCAGTCGGCTATAGCCTGCACATCATAACGGCCGTTCTCCGCCCACAAGGGCCACGACAGCACATTGAGCGCCGACGTCCCCAACGTCTGCGTGATGTCAACCGCGCGGATCATTTGGCCGACGCCATTCAGCGTCATCCACTCGCCATCGATGAGCGACAGCGGGTTGGACGGGTTGGCCAGGGTCTTGTCCGCAAGGATCCAGTCCCTTCGAACAATGGGCATAACGTCGGAAACCGGCTTGAAGTTTTCGCGAAGTGTGGTCACTGAAATTCTCCTAGTGCAGTCTGTTGAAGAAGCGCCGCGGTCAGCCGATGTCTCCGAGGATGTACTGTTCGAAATCCGAAGCACCGAGATGGGCAGCGGCTGTAGTGCCCACCGACGCGGTCTTCATCATGTCCGGACCCGTAAGGTTGACGGCTTCTTTGAGAACCTCAAAGCCCTTCGGGTCTTGATGCGCACGCTTCTCGAGCGTGTCGACCAGGTCCGCGAAAGGCATAGCGGTGTGCACACCCTTGTCGTGCATGTCCATCGCTACCTTCTCGGCCTGCATGCGCGTCGTCAACACCCGGTTGGCCTGAGCCAACTTGGCGTTCTCGGTTTGCAATGCGTCCCGTTCTTGCGACACGGTACGCAAGGCGACCGCCGCATCCTTAATGACGCGAGCGACTTTGACTTGATCCATCTTTTGGGTTGCCATGGCCGCTCCTTTTACATCTGCGCGCCGGCGGTAAATCCGCTGGCGGCTTGAGGGGTATTGGGTGCGCCACCAGCGCCTCCCATCATGCTCTTCTTGGTCTTCTTGCCGACCACCTGTTGCTGCGCGAGCTTGTTCAAAACCGCGCGCGCGGCAGCAATCTTCAACGTCTGAGCGCTACCAATCTTGGCGCCCGCTTCCTCCGTGTGATCGAACGCTTCGTTCAGCGTACGATCATGTTCCGCGGACAGGGCCGGCTCATTGAGCACCGCGCCTAGGTCTTTCTTCGGATCGCTCTTGGCTTCCCGCCGGGTGTACCCGATGGCGGCCAGGTTCGACTCGATGAGCCGCTTCTGTGAATTGACGTCGCTCGGTTCCGAAGGAACACCAACGCCCGCCGGGGTGGCACCGTCAGGAGAATTGACGCCGATGTCGTCGATCTTACCCGCGCTGATCTGCGCCGGGTTGATGGCATCTTCCGCCTGCTTCTTCAGCCCGAGGGCCAGAAGATTGCGGGCGTACACTGACGCTTGCTTGTTAGCCTGCGCGGCATCTTCCGCGTTCAAGGTCATCTGCGCGTGCTGTTCAGGAGTCATCCGCGCCGCGTCAACGGCTGAGCCGATATCCGCTCCTGCCAAACCACCGTGAATCGCGCCCAAGGTGCCACCCATCATCTTCCCGGCAAAGTTGAGAGGTGTAAAGTAATATCCCGCGGCACCCCCACCGAGAGCCCCAAGAGCACCGCCCACCAACGCGCCATGAACTTGTGGCGCGCGCGCCGCTCCGTAGGCTTGCGCTGCATCGATCTGTTCGGGAGTCATCATTTCCGGATCCAAGGCGGTCTTCGCCATGCGAAGCGCCAGGTTCTTGAGCGCGGCCGACGCTTCCTTCTTCCCCTTGGGGTCGATCATGTCGAGACGATGTTCCGCCGCGCCGCCGGCCGCGCGCCCAAGGCGCCCACCGATGTGATGACCGATACCCGCTCCGAGAACAGAACCGCCTGCACGGGCAAGACCACTTCGAAGAGCACCCGCGCCCAGCACTTCGGCCAGAGCTCTCCCCGCGCGTTCCCCACCGACACTGCCTGCAATCGTGCCGGCCAATGCACCGCCTTTGCGCCCCTTGCGCTCAAGCGTGGTTTCCTCCGCGGCAACCTTGGGTTGCGCTTCGGCGGCAGGGGGAGCGCCCACGCCTTGAAGCACGTCTGATCCATGAAGGGCACCGCCGGCGGCACCGAGGGTAGCGCCCCACTTCGCGCCGGTCCCCGCGCCGATACCCAGCGCATGCCCGGCCAAGGCACCCAACCCTGCGCCAAGAGCACCGCCGCCAAGAGCACCCGTAATAGCGCCCCCGATTCCAGCTGCTTTAACAATTTGCGGCTGGCCTTTGGTGTCGTACTCAACACGCGCCAGCCCAAGAGCAAGCAGGTTGTTGGCGTACGCCGACGACTCTTTGGCCTGCTCATTGGAGAGCGTGGTCTTTTGATTTGGGATGGGCTCGATCGGCTGCTCCCTGTGCTCGGTACTGTCGTTGGTCTCGAGCCCCGTACCCGGGTCGGCCGGACGGGTTGGATCCTTTTGCTGTGCCGGGTTTTTGGGCGGTTGTTCAATCGCCTTTCCCGACGCATTGGGCTGAAGGGGAGCGTCGCTGCTAATCGCGTGCGTCACATCAAGCGCATTGGGTCCTTCCCCCGGGCCGACGCCGTCGGTGGTTTTGGCGTCGATGTCGATGGCTGCCAGCTTGGGATCCATCTGAACCGCGACGTAATCAAGGGCGCTGGCCAACTTCGTGGTCAAATCCGTTGGCAAGGAACGTACGGAAGGAAGTGCCGAAGCGGTTTTCTCAACCGCGGGGGGTGTTCCCCCAGCATTAGCGATTTGGCGCGCCGACTCCAGGCTGATGTCAACCCGAGCAGCCGCCCCTTCCATGGCCTGTTTGATAATCTCTTGCAGCGCGGGTCGTCCCGCGACCGTAGTCGTCATGTGATAATTCTCCTGGGCTGCCGTCTTGGGTAGGAACTCCATCCCCCGAGGAGCTTGGCTCTTCTGAGCACTGGTTCCCATGTCGGGGATGGGTGGGGTTCCCGTATTGACACGCGAATACGATGTGCGACCGCCAAGACCCACAGGCCCCCGTTGACCAGGGGCCGGGGTGTTCGCGATAGCGATTTGAGGCACAGACGCAGAACGTGCCGGGGCGGTACTGGGATCCGGTGTTCCCGATCCCAAAGCGTCCGCGTACTTGTTTCTGCTCCGTGTCATGGCGTGTTTACTGCCCGAAGACCGCGTTCCAGTTGACCGGGTACCCCGACGCTTCCAACAGCTCGAGGGCCCGCACGTTAAGGGTGTGGGTGTAATCACTCGCTGAAGCGACCGATGCCGTCTTGTCCAACGGGGGTACCCCGAGGGTCAGCAACGCGTTCAGCTTGTCGATGACCGAGTTCGTATTGAGCTTGGCGTCGGAAGCCAGCTTCACCGCAAGACGCGCGGCCTGGGTATCAAACGGCGTCGCGGGCTGCTTAACCGACGCCGTCTTCGGCATGGGAGCAACGGCCGGCACTGCCGGTTGCGCCGCTCCCGGCTTGGCCGACGCCGTCTTCGCAGCTTGAATCTGCCGGCGCTCGTCTTCGAATGCGTGCGCCATACGGCGGCCAAGGAAATCGACCTCGGCGTTCTTCTCTTGCCACTGACGCATGGCTGCGAACTGCGCCTGGGCTTCCTTCTTCTCTTCCTCGGAGCCCTCTTCCTTGTCCTTCTCTTCGCGCTTCTTCTTTTCCTCTTCGGACTCTTCCTCTTCGGACTCTTCCTCGTGCTCTTCACCCTTCGGGGGGAACTCGCCCCCCTCTTCAGCCAGCTTCTGGGTGAACTCGTTGTAGAGCGCGACCCGATCACCTTGAGAAAGCGCCGTCAGGTCAATCCCATTGGCCGCGGCCGTTTTGGCGAACAGCTCAAGGTGTGCAACCTTCTCCTGTTCACGGGTTTGCGCTCCGTACCCTGCCGTATTGTACATGGCCGCGAGCGTGGCGTTCATCATGGATGCGTTTCTCCGAAGTAGTGGGACGTGTTCACGTGTTCCTCGAAGGGCGCTACCCCTCTCCACGCTGGCGTGTGCCTAATAGGAAAGTTGTATCATCCTGCGCGGCAAGTATGCAAATACGCGTCGCGTAAGTAACAGAATGATAGGGGGGTAAACACATCTTCTGGGGAACACTCAGCAAGCTTTGTTAGGTCGTGGTTTCTAGCTGTCGCTACTTTCTGGATCAAGCTTTGGCTGTAGGGGGCTATCTCCAGAAGTTGTTCACGATACCCATTGTAGGCCGCACCAATCTTACGAAGAAGCTCCGAGGTATCGGAAGTAGGTGCGCTCACGGGATCCGCAGAACCTGAGCTAAGAATAACAACGCGGCGCTCAACAGCGGGAGCGAGTGCGGTGCGCTGATCGAACAAGGGAAGAAGTAAGCGCGCCAGCGCCGGAAGAAACAACTCCGGAGATAAACCACACGATGAAGGAGGTTCTCCAGAAGGAAATACCTTGTTCTGCCTATCCAAGCTGTCCGCCAGAGAACCCTGGCCGGCACGCACAAGAACCATGCGCTGAAATTCTTGAGGGCGCAGAACCATCCCAAGGCCGCTGGTTGTACTCAGTGCGCTCGCTGTGGGTACCGCAGACAAGGCGTTCAACAAGTCGTGGGGAAGGGGCGGTTCGTTCTTCGTCAGAAGAGGGATGGCCTTGGCCGCATCGGGAATGGGGGTAACCTCTTTATCGATTTCCGCCCGCTTAAGCCCCGCTCCCTTAACGCTGGCCGTCTTCTCAAGAAACCCAGAGAACCCTTCGGCGACAGAGGCGGTCTTGGTTTGCATCGCTTCGGGAAAGGACCCCTCCCGGGCGATGTACACCATGACCTTCGCGGTACGGTCGGCACCAATAAAGACGAAGCTGATGTCGAAGAACCGCGGGTAGTCATTCCAGACGAACACCTTCCGCCCATCGGGCAGAATACGGTTCATGTACTTGAGGCAGTACTCGTCGTAATCGTCACGCGTGATGCTTAGCCCTTTAATGGGCGTCTTCTTATGCACCTCGAGGACAGCTTGGCCGGGGGAACGGTGCTTCTTCGGGTCGTACGTTGCCTTAGCGTCGTTGTACGCGTTCCAATCCAACGTGATGGAACTGGTATCAAAAGGGACGCGGCTTCCCATGGAGACGTCGGCGTACTGACCTGCTTTCAGCTTGTCCCAAACAGGAACACCGCCGTACTGAAGGCACTTGTCGTAATCGACGCGCACCACCAATTCGACCCGCTTCATGTGGTCGTTCCACGCGGCGAGCTCCACAACCCCATACGCGCGGCTGGCGTCCTTATTCTTGTGATGCGCGAAGGGGTACGCGTTGTAGAACGTCGGAAAGCCGTAAGGCCAATCCGCGGCTAAGGCGCGATCGACGCCAGGCGTACCCGTCCATCCCGCGGGACAATGGATCAATCCTGCTTCGGGAAAGTTATCGCCATTTATATTCGAACCGAAGTACTCCCCCGCGCCTAGGGCGTTCACCAAAACATATTGAGCGCTGTTCATCGGGCGCAAAGACGCAATGTACTGCGCCACAGGCGTCAACAAGTGCGCGCTGGCGTTCTTTTCGAACTCCCGATCCGCCGCACCGAAAAGCGGTATGGCGGTGTAGCCGAACGCGTTCTGATGAAGGAAGGTACTGACTTTAATCACGCGCCGTGCTCAGCCCGTGGCTACATCAGGAGGAACTTGTGCCGCCCGCGCCTTGGGCGCCGTACCCTCTGCAATGGCCTTACCCATCGTGGGCGCCATCCCCTTCATCACGTCAGACAAAGGATGCGTGGGCAACGCTTTGGCTGCACCGCGTGCTTCAACCAAGGCTTTGCCCGCGCCTGCGGGGTGGGCGGCCATCTGGCGCATGTAAGAACCCGCCACAATAGGGTCGGCGGCGAACTCGGGGTTCATGCCGTGCAATGACGTGAAGAGCTGATTGAAGCGCGCCGGGTCTTGCGCGTGGTACGCCTGCAAGTCTTCGTTGTGCTCCATCATTTTGTTGAAGTGATGGCGCTTGGTTACCGCGTTGTACACATGACTGGCGGCCAGGGGAGCACCCGCTACCGCCAACCCCACGCCGGTTTGAATGGCAGCATTGCGCAGCGTTGGCCCCCAACCCCCTGCTTGTGGCGCATCAGCGTGTTTGCTCAGCAAGTACAGATCCAACGGGTTCACGCCACCACCTCACTGTAGTTACGCGCTACGGAACGTTCGAACGCCTGAAGCTGATCGATGCCCGCCAGCATGTCGCCCTGCGCCGCGCGCAGGTGCGCGAGCTTGGTAACGAGGTCGCAGTAGGCATCGAAGGCCACCACAATAGGGTGTTCCGCGTTAACCATTGCCCCCACCGCTGCGGTTTTCTCAAAGGAGGCACCCAGTGCATTCCACGAACCGAACACGTCGGCTTGAAGTCGAGGTCCCATCAGCGCAAAGGCCGCCTTGACCAGGACTGGGTCAGGTTGCAATGCCAAGTCCCACGCCTGCACTACCGAGCCAAGGGAAACACCCTCGAGGGCTGCCTGTTTTACGTGCTGGTACATCTCTTCGGACACTGCGCTCAGATCAAGCTCGAGCTCATTTATTTGCGCGGTGTGCCCGTCCCGTGCCGCGGCCAGCTTCTCGCAAAGATCATGAACATCCGCGAGGGGGTTTGCGTAAGGCAAAGGGGACGCAGCGCATTCAACACGGAAAGCGCGCGCCAAGACATCGTCGGCTTCTGCCGCCGCCGTCTTCTCCAACGCCTGTTGCTTCCGCGACGCCGTCTTCACGTCGGGGGTGTGTGAGTAATCGAGTATTCCCCGATCGAACACCGTGCCCCCACCCCCATCGTTCAAGTCTTGAATAACCTCGTTGAAGCGCGCCGGCCCTCCGTTGAATACAACGTACTTACTTGCGGCGCCCTCCTTATTGAACTCCGTCAAAAAAGCCGCGGTGTTCGTAAACTCCACCACGCGTTGAACCTGCGCAGGAGAAAGACCCGCGGTCTTCACCGTGTCCACAATGGCCTCGCTGAGGGTTTCGTAATCTCCCCGCCCGTAAGCATCGGCCGCATGCTTTCCGTATGTCTCCAGTTCTTCCCCGCTGACAGGCCGCGCCGAGGATTGTTGCAACAGGGTTTGCGGCGGTAGATCGTACTGGCTCATAGGTGCTACTAGAGGGTACATGTCCCAAGAACGCATGGGAAGAAATCCAAACTGGGTAACGCTCGCGCAAGCCGCAGAGATTCTTCATATAAGTTACCGGCAAGCGCGGCGATTCGTGCGTACAGGAGAGCTGCGTCGCTGCAACAACCCGATCGAAGTTACGGTCTACCTGGAGAGAGATGAAGTGCAGATGCTGGCGGCTCTGCGCCAAACCGGGGTGGTCAATGCGCCCAGTGAGACGCGGCGCTTATTAGAGCATGCTCGCGAAGACCGCTTGGAGCGCCGGCTTATCCGACTCGAACGCCTTCACGGATTGAACGCGCCCACGCTTCCGTACGACCGAGAAAGCATCCTCGACCTCGCGGGCCGCGTTCATGATGCGCTCGCCGACGTACCCACAGAAGTCCTGGAAGTGGCGGATTGGTGCACCCTCTTGTTCGGCATTCATGAAGAGCTCTTCGATTTGCTGGAGCTGTACACAGGCAACCCCGAACCCTGGCGAGAGCTCCTGGAATTGGCCGAGCGCCTCTACCAGCGCTTCAGCGTCCCGTTCATGGATCTCGAGCTAAAAGAAGCACAAGCGGAGCTTGCCGCCGCTCGACGCTCTTTGCGCGAAGCAGCCTACATCTACGTGCTCCGCCGGCGCGGGCGCACCGCAGCTACCACAATCTTTCCTGAAACCGACACCAACGTCTTACGCCGACTCAATCACTATGTGCATTAGCCCTGATAAACGGGGCCCGTGTAAGGCGATAGCACTTTACCGTCTTCGCTTTCCTGCGACGGCGCAATGATGTCCGGGCGTGGGATCATGATCATAGAGGAAAGCCACGCGTACATAAACGAATGAAATGAATCGTCAGGGCTCCCACGCTTATGGTCGTATTGGATCATTCGTAGGCGTTCGTTGTACTCACTGTAGATGCTCGTGAAGTCTTCGGCATAAGGCTTCTTGAACTCATCCCATCGGGGAAACTCCGCCTTGCCTTTTTTAATAGCCTCGAAGATATCGCTCATCACCGCGGTGCGGTGCATCTTCCAGTACATCAACTTGGGATCGAAGATCACCTTCTTCGTAAGCTTGCCCAAGTGCTGAAATTGATGAACGCGTTTGTTACCAAAAGCGCGTACAAGGCGGCTGTTCATACCAAAGCCATACCCACGGTCGGCACCGATGGTGGCCACGTTGAAGTGATGCCCCATCTCGATAATCTTCTTAACCTGAACGTCGGGGTCCGCATCCTCGCCGACGAAGCGGTGCATGAAGATCACCCGAAAGCGATCGTTCACGTACGTCGCGATGGTCAGAACTGTGTAAGCGCTATCCCCAGACCCCCAATCCACGCCAAAGAAAAAAGGCTCCGCCAAGGAGCGATGCCGCAAGGATTCAAGCTCGCTCATGGAGTGCGTACCGCACTGCACGCGAAGCTGCGCTTGATTTAGCGGCCGGGTCCCCGACTCAAACGAAATGCCGAGGCATTCGTTCATGAACTGCGCGCGGGGATGGTTAACGTAGTCGTGCAGAACTTCGTGCCAGTTTCGAATCTTCCAAGGCACCATCAACTGCGAAATGCGGTAGCTCTCAAAGGGAACATGGATACGCTCTTCATCCGGCGTAACCATCCAGGCCCACTGGGCGCGCTCTCCTTGCGGGTCAATCGCCTTACCGCACTTGCTACAAATGGGCCCCTTCTTACCAATGTTCTTCTCGCCGAGGACGTTCCACGTGTTACACCCTTCGCAAGGAACAACCCACTCCCCCTGCGTGCTTTTATTGGCCCGGTATTCCTCGATTACGTTGTCGAGGCTCTTCGGTGTACCGGCGTACACAAAGCTCTTCCATCGATCGGGTGCGTGGGACGTGCACTGCTCAAGAACAGGGATGCAACTGCGCAAAATATCCTGGATCTCATCCAAGTAAAGCTGCCAGGCGGGGATACCGCGGGCGCGGTCTGCATTCAGATACGCGTAGCGCATCGTGATCATCGACCGGTTGATGAACTGCTTATCGAAGACGTTTTGCGACAGCATGCGCGTCGTGAATTGGCGCAAAAGCTCGCTGGTCTCGATAGGCTCCTTAATACGATCCCGTGAGAAGTTTTTGGTCTGCGACCCCGAGGGGCTCACGTATAGAATGCGGATGGAAGGAACGAGCGCTGAGTAACACAGCGCGCGGTTACCTAACGCTGTCGACTTTTCAACTTGTCGTGCGCAGCATAGAAGAACGCGGCGTGCGGGCGTATCGTAAAGGCGAGGAAGATGCCGTCTCCCTTTGAAAGAGAAAGGACCTGACCCCATTCCATCATCCTTTGGTAGGACGAACGCCCGCGCCGTGAATTGTGACGGGCGCATCATGGGTAAGACGGGCGCAACCTTTTGAAGCGCGGTTACTTCAAGGGGCTCTTCCTCGGGTAAGACTTCGGGTGTCCAGGGTTCTTCCCCATCCCACGTGTCGTCCAGATCATCGTCATCGTAGGCTAAAGCTGCGTTACCCATGGAACCTCAAGAAGAAACAGCCGACCCCCAAGAGGCCCTTCAGGAAGTTTGGCGCTGGTTGAGCTCCGGCGGCCCTCACTTTCCTGGTGGCTGGTCCCTCGATACCGACGACAAGAAACGCGAGCACCACGCCAAGCTTCAGATTGCCTCATTGCCCAAGGACCTACACACGTCCATCCGCGCCATTATCCGACAGGTTGCTTTGGGGCTTGGCTGGCGCGCCGTGCATGTACGTTTCACAAGAGAGCACGTGGAGTTTGCTCTTAAACCCTACCGGGTGGAAGTGCGCCAGGTGCAAGAAGCTCAGCGTGAAGTGTTTCGTCAAGCCGCTCGAAGAAAACGTGAAGGAACGCGGACAAATCCAGAAGGTGGTCAAACCCCTGCGCCTTAAACCACCAGCTCGCTACTTCCTTTGTGTACTTGGCCATAATGCGCGGGGGCCCCGCTTGAAAGTAATCACAGGCGACCGCGCTCAATGTGCACGCAAATGTGTTCAACCACCATTGCTCCAGCGCATTAACATCCCACGTTTTTTGTTGCTGCTCCGTCGTAAAGAAATGCACCACGAGGTCACGCTCCACGAGGGCGTGCTCCTCTAAGAAGTAGCGGTAGCCCGTGGATACAAAGGACAGCACTGCGGGCAAAAGCATGTCCCCCGTACCCGAAAACGCGGTAGCAGCATTGCCCTTATCTACCTGCGACACCTGCACCGTACGCTCAGCGCTTGTCATTCATCACCTCAACGGAAGTGATCGTGACACTATCTTCATATTGCCCCCCGGGCAACTGTCGGATGTTCTGCACTTCGGTCGTATCGTTACTGAGCGCAATTCGCTGCAAGCTTTCGTTGAGCTGCGTGTTCTCCCCGCCCGCTTCACGAATGATGGTGCTCAAGTCTTTTGCCACCGACGCAAGATCCCGCGCCTGCGTGGTGTACTCCGGACCCCCTCGCTGCAACGTGTCGGACAACGCGGTCATCGCCATTTGCTGAACGCTCTGCGCTAGCTTCATTCGTTCAATGCGATTTGGCATCAAGCCGTGGCGCATCTGAAGACGCATCGCTGCGATCTGAGGGGATACAGCGTTCACCGCTACGTAGCGCGGGTCGTTGTACAAAGCCCGCTGCATCGCTTTGTAGCGCACCAGGGTCTCCGCATCCGGGTTGCTTCCGGCCGCCATGTCTTCCACGCGAATCGATATGAGCGCGCGAAGCTCCGTGTGGTCTACGAGGCTCGTGTTGAAGAAGAAGTGCTCGTAGTACTCCACCGACTTAGGATTCACATGAACGCCAAACCGTCGCAAGCGAAGGCAGATGCTCATTAAGGGTTCTTCCGCCAAGATGAGGGACTCGATCAGCTCCTTCGAGCGGGGCGTGGTCAACATCTCCAGCGCTTCGAACGTGTAGGTATTTCGGAAGAAGAGATGGTGGACCCGATGCCTCTGTAAAAAGCGGTAGGAAGGGACATCGCTCGCCATCAGCGGACGAAAGGGCGTCGGCGGGCGCAAGCCCGCGCGCAGCTTCGTCAAGTAACTCGCTCCTGGGTAATCCAGTTGGTGTTCCCTCAAGGTCCGAACAATGTCGGCGTCCGACAGCTTGTCGGGTAGCAGCATGAGGTACTTGATGTAGTACTCCGCGGGGCTTCTTCGAATCACCTGGGCAGTCTACACTGCGAAAGAGGTGAATTGGTGTTCGTGCTCCACGCCGCCGGTGGCGGGGCTCGGAGCACGAACGTTAGCTCCTGATTTAGGAACCTTGGAAACCGAGGATCTTGAGACCCTCAATGACCTCTTCCGTCGACCGCACTGCGCGCTCGAGTGCCGACTGCGGCACGTTCGAGAGACCGCAGCGCACGGCGAAGAGCAACTCACACATCTTCGTCTGCACGTCTTCGATGTCCGGAAGGTAGCTAACAAAGGTCATGATGTTCTCGGGATTGATGAACCCGAGGCTCAAGACCGTGTCAACCATCTG